TCGCCCTTCGCCGCTTGAATTGCGTTGTAGATCCGGACCAGAGTCCAGTCCGGCACATCGTTCAGGTCTTCCTCGGTGAGTACGACCCGAACCATTGCGATCGTCATGGTACGAGCACGATCGAAAGTCGCTTGATCGCTGAACCGCAGAAGCTGGAATGTCGCGTTGTTCGGCGTCTTGCTGAAGAACAGGACATTACAGGGAAACGGCGGCCGCTGATGATTCACTGAACCGCGAAGGCGACTTTGCGCCTCGCTGCGCTGCTGTGCGTTTGGCATTGATCTCTTGGCGGAGAGTTTGTGGTGGCGAACCTTTTGTGTTGGCGTGGCCCACTGGCGTATGAGTGGTGCTTCCTTCCAGCCAGACAGCTCGCACCCTTCGGTTTGAGCCACGCCATACCATCTACAGACCAAAGGTCACTAATCGGTATAACCCCGTCAAGGGTCAATTTTACCGATACGAGTAGTGACCTTTGATCTTGTGCGCGTTACGCGCTCTGGTAGATGATCGAGGGGGCTGCGGCGTTGCCGAGGATCTGGACCTTAATCACACTGTCCAGCATAGCACGCATGCGGAGAAGACGCTCGAGGCTGAAGCCGCGCAGCTTGCCGGTCACCACGAGGCTGATCTGGGAGGGAGCTTCGCCGGTGATGTACCCGGCTTCTGTCTGCGTCAGCTGCCGGCGGTCGAGCTCTTTCGCGAAATCCTTCGCCACAGACTTGCGAAGATTGTCGAGCTGAACAGCGATGGCCTTGCGGCGCGCGGCGAGCTTGGCACGATGGGACATGAGTTACCTTCCTGAGTGAGTTGATCGGGTGTGCTCTCGATCCCGGATTCGCGCCCGATCACGCGCCGGGTCGTAAGGTCTGGGCGATCGGCAGGTTCGATGTCAGCCGGGTAGCCCGTAGCGGCTTCGATGTACTTGGCAACGCCGTAAGCGTTCGCCTCCGGGATGGGATTCGTCCTTCCCCACACCACCCCGGACGGTGTGTCCTGGCGGAACGTGATGCGGTAATTCATGAGCGAATCAGTGAGACTTCGACCTGAAAGGTCGAACTATCTTCGACCTCTGCCGCAGGGATGTTTTCCTGGACAGAAATGGCCTCCGACGCACGACTGCGACCATCTTCTTCGGAGAGGCGACCGGCGAAGACGAAAACCTGATCGGCTTGACCGAATGCCGTTGCTCCTCGCCAGACGTTGACAGTCGTGACGCCGTTGGCACATTGCTGGCACTTCACGCGGTGGGCTTTCACGTCTTTTCCTCCGGCGGAAAGAGCTTCGCTTCCGCCGCGTTGTAGAGAGCGTCAGCCCGTTCTACGTACTTTTCGACTGGTGCGCTCTTGACTGTGTTCGGGTTGGCCCTGTCCCCCGCGTCGAGGATAGCGGCGATGATGGCAACCGTGATGACGCGGAATAAGCCGTGGTCTTCGATGTTCAAAAGAGCTTCTCCTGTTTGGGTAGAACCTCGGGGAGCCGGTCTTCTTCGACCTTCTCCCACTCCTGATCGCTGTCGAGCGACGGGATGTGATTCTGGCTGCGTGCTGTCAGCCAGAGGTCAAACGCCTTGGCGTCTTCGTCATTGTCGACGTAGACGGCCTTCCACATGCGCGGCATTAGTGCCACTCCGTTTCGAGAGGAAAGTCTGGGGCGAACGTTTCGGGAAGACCGATCGCGAGACTAGCGAAGAAGTTCTCGATGTGACAGCAGTAGCCCATCTGCTCGACGCTTTTGTGTGCTTCCGCGACCTCGTCCTTCGTCATGGCAAGCGTTCTGTGCCATTTGAAGTTGACCGTGCCCCCGGTGCGGTAGACGACGCAGTACAGCTCCGGAACCATTGGTCCAACAGCGATGACGTCGTGCGGCTCCGGCACGACGAGCGTGACGTCAACGAGACGGTGCATGTTTGGCATCCCGGAGCCGGCAGGCTTCACTGACAGTGTCAGCAATGCTGCGAGGATCCTGTTGATTGTCGTTAATGGCGGAGGTACACGCTGGACAGAGCTTCACCCGCTGCACGTCGGCGAACGTGGCGCAATACTGTGTCACGGCGCCGTCGTGCTGGCAGTTGAACAAGAAGCCGCGCTTCACTTCTGCCGAGCCTCGAGACAATCCACGAGATCCCCAACGCCACGATCGATTCGAGCGTTGAGAATCATGTAGTGGTCGCCGTTGTCACAGTCCGTTGCCTTGTTAACAGCGTCACGGATTTCCCACTGTGCCTGACGAATCTTCTCGATGGCTTCTTTGATGGAGAGTTGTGGCATTGCCGTACCTTTGTGAGGAAGGATACTACTGCGCCCCGCGCTACATATAGTATGTGGCAGGGTTCATGAAATCACAAGGGTAAGTTTTGTCTGGTGGTCGTTAGATAAGATCGGCGAACGACCCGAACGACTCGTCCAAGAGCGCCGGCACGGCTTGTGACTGTCTGGCCAGCCGCCTTCCAATTTCAAGAGCGCCGGCAAGGCTAGCAGCTCGTGCCGCCCCCGCCGGATTTTTTACAACGAGCCAAACCCGATAGGGCCCATCAATTGATGCGTGATCTATCGGGGTCCCATTGATCGGGATGTGTCGAATAGCAACACCCAAAGTGACGAGCTCACGGAGCCCGTCACTCAGGGTTTGCAGGTCAGCTTGACCTGGCCCTACTCCCATACCCGACCCTCGCCAATCATGGTGTACCACCGCCGAACGCCCCTGTGCCAGTCCCTACGCTGGCTAGGCATTACGTGTCGGCAGTGTGCGCACTCGTGTACGCCCGGACCGACGATTGCGCGCCACAGCGCCCCCAGTGCGCGCCACATCAGTTCCACCACCATGTGAAGGCGGCATTTGCCGCCACCGTGAGGATGGCGCACAGCGCCACAAACACGCGGTCACCCTTGGTCATTTTGCCCTACCTTTGTATGCCGTGCGCTTCCGCGGCACGGTCAGTTTGGCCCAGAGAGAGTGCCACCGCAGACGTCCGCTGGGCACGGCGCCGGCTTTGTCCAGTCTGGTAAGCATGTCCACAACAAGCTCCACGCCGGAAGGTGCTGTTACTGTTGTCATGTTGGGCCCCTCCAATATGTGGGAAGTGTGTGGAAATGTGGGAAACTCTGGAAACCTGCTTGGGGTTCGACCCCCTGCCGCTCCGGGGTGGTTGCAGCCAGTTGGCTACCCCACCCCGGACGGCGCAGGTGCTTACTTCTGCTTCTTGCCACCCTTCTTGGCCGGGGCAGCCGGTGCCGGGGCCTGTTCCGCCACCGTGGCGGCTGCCACGAGAGTAGCCTTGTCCGGCGCCCCTTCACTGGACTCGGGGGCGAACTGCACCGTGCGCTCGTACCCGTACACCAGCCCGTCACGGTTCGGCTGCTTGCGGCTGACGATCTTACCGTTCTTCTTCTGCAACCGGCTGAGCTGGATGCCGACGGTCGTCGTCATACCGATGGGGTCCCGATCCGGGAATTTGGCGGTGAGCTCGGCGACGACCTCCTTCTTGGTCACACCTGCCGGACGAAGCAGGGCTTGGTGCAACGTGCCGATCACCCCGTTTTCCCGCTTTGCCTGATTGGCAGCCTTCTTTGCCGCCTTGGCGGCTTCGCGCTGTTCCCGCTTCGCCTTGAGTTCGGCGGCGCGGAGTTCGGCCTTGGTCTGGGTGGGCTGGGTGCTGGTGGTTTCGCTGGTCATGGTCTGGCTCCTGTTTGGGGTTGTGCTACCTTTGTGGGTTGGTGCCGTGCTGCGTTGCTATGCCCTAAGTATCGGGCAGTTGGTGGGTCTTGGCCAGTGGTTTTGGCCGAGTTTACGATTCCCGAACATTTGACTCTGGCTGTCTCACTGGGCGGACAGTGTAGCGGTAGGCGCCGTAGGCCAAGTCCAGTTTGTCCGCGCGGGTACGGGCACGGCGCCGGTTGGTGTACGTGCCCCCTACCCGTAGCCCTGTCTGGTTGTCGATGATCTCGTACATGGTTACTTGCTGTCCTGCTTTGAGGACAGGTCGGCAACGAGCTCGTTGTACGCGCTTGGCATGTTGCGGGTCCAGCATGTGCCCATGTAGTGTAGCACCTGCTCGAAGGTTGCGGAGGTTGTGCTGATGGTCGTTGCCATGTGACTATCCTCGTTGGGTTGGGGCTGGTGGTGTGTGCGCCCCGGTTGGTACGTACAAGTATCGTATGACATGGGAGAAAACTCAAGTGAATTGTGGCAGTGGCTTTGTAACAGTTGATTGTAACAATGTGACGTGAATGTGGCGGGCTGGTCTGGTGTTTGGGGGTGCGGGGCTGACCGACCCACGACCTCGCACCTCGTTTGTGCCCAGCACCATCCTTAACAACTCGAGGATGTTTGCCCATCAAAGCACACGTGATCTATGTGGTTCAATCTCTAACCACCGGCCTCGCGCCGTCGCCGATCGACACGGAGCCTTGAGCGGCCGGCAGAGGTGACCGGCCTCAAGAGGGGACGTCAGGGGGTGGAGGGGAAATAGGCCGGTCAACCTGACCCCCGGCGGGAGCCCCCCTAAAATATGAAGCAAATTTTCGGACGATGCGACCTCATCTATTCGGTCTTGAGCCACGGTAATGGTTGTCACCGCGCTGTCCGGTATAATAAGGCAATGAGGGACCCTCAACCTTCCGGACACCCGATTCAGTGCTTGGTGCGCCCTAGGTGTCCACCCCGGACCCTCCCTCCCTCGGCCTTTTCCCTCGGCAACCCCTTCTGCACGCGTTTCCCGTCCCTAAACGGTCTTTATTACCCGATTAGGTCCCTATTACCTCTATCACAACACCTAATACCTCGCCTAACCCATTACCCTATATATGTTTATCCTATACGTATTATTAGAAGATTACCTCTGCACAAGGTTTTGAAAAAAAAAAAATTTACCACTACAATACCCTTATAATTAGGCAAAACGCGTTTTTGTAAAGCCATATGCCACAAGGACTTACGTGCGATTAGGTACAAAAAGAGACGCCCAATCAGACCTAATCGTCTAATCGGGCGTCTCTTGCTGGGAAACTGGCGGTGATGTGGCCGGTTGTCTCTCCGGGCGACAACGAACAATAATGTGACCCCCCACTCGGCACAAGGGGGCTCCTCGGATACTCACCTTTCGCACTTGTGCCCTTCGTTTTCGCCTTTGAACTTTCCATCTATGAGCGAGCCACTGAATCAGCCCACGCTCCGCATTGTGCCGGACGACCCTGCAGAGGAAACGTCGGCGGTCATTCCCACCCCGGAGCAGGAAATTATTCAGCACGATCCTCAACATCCACCCCCACCCACTCGTCAGCCCGGCGACGAGCCGATTATCATTAATGAAGCCAAGCCAGACACGGATGATCTCCTTACGGAAGTCCTCGAAGGAAAGCATGTCTACTCGTGGCCGGCTGGGGCGGTGGTCGGAGATGGAACGCCAGGTCCCGGTCGGCGGCCGATCGATGTAGACGAGCGTATTGTCCGCGCTATGGCTATGGTAGGCGGGACGTATGATGAGATCGGTGAGTTCTTCGGCTGCTCCGGTACGGTTATTCGGAAGCGGTTCGGGGATATTGTACGCGGTGCGCGAGCGGGACGGAAACTTCGACTACGGCAAGCCCAGTACCAGACGGCGCTCGCTGGTAATGTCACGATGCAGATCTGGCTTGGTAAGAATGAGCTGGGTCAGCGTGATGAAGGCCGTCAACCACTCGGCGATCTATCCCGGTTCTCGGACGAAGAGCTGGCGCAGATTGCGCAAGGTAAGGTGCCGGGGCTGCTCGGGGCGGGAAAGAAGGAAGATGAGGACGAGAAGTGACGCAGATCCCACAGTCAGTTCGAGCGGCGGCGCTTCTTGAACTTAGACGCCGTCGCGGACAGAAGGCTGATGAGCTTCATGACGAGAACGGTAATTTTATCGGCATGCAGCGGTATTGTAAGCTCGTCACGCCGAACTGGAATTGGGATTGGCGACATCTGAGGTATGTTGACCACTATCTTGACGAAATCATCGCGGGTCGGTTGAAGCGATTGATCGTTGAGATGCCGACGCGTATCGGCAAGACAGAAAAGGTCAACGTTCGGTTTCCGGCCGCCTATTTGGAACTCAACCAAGATCATCCGATCATCTTGGGTGGGTACAATGAGCGGTTTGCGATGCGACTTTCACGTAAGGTCCACCGCATTGCGAAGGATCGCATACCCATGTCCAATCGGACAAGCGCAGCCGACTGGGAAACGGCTGAAGGCGGGGGTATCCGAGCGGCGGGCGTGGGTGTTGGTATCGCCGGTCTGCCGGCGAAGGGTCTACTGATTGACGACCCGACCAAGAACAAGGAAGACGCCTATTCTCAGGCCCACCGCGATAAGGTCTGGGACTGGTACACGGAAGATATGTACACCCGTTTGGAGCCGGACGGGTGGATCATTATTACGATGGCACGCCGGCATGAGGATGATCTGGTCGGACGCATTTTGGCCAGTGAGGACGGTCCGAACTGGACGGTCCTGCGCCTCCCTGCGCTCGCCGAAGAGGATGATCCTCTTGGGCGTGCTGAGGGAGAAGCATTGTGTCCGGATCGCTTCGATGAAGAAGCGTACGCGAAGATGCGTACGGTCATGGGCGAGGTGGCATTCTCGGCGCTCCAGCAGCAGAGGCCGACGCCTGCCTCGGGTCTTATCTTCCAGTCGGATCTGATTCGGTTCTACACCACCCCGGACCACCCCATTCAGGAAAAGGATGGCAGCATGGTGCCGGTGCTACCGGGTGGTAGATGGGATGAGATATTCCAGAGTTGGGATATGTCGTTCAAGGATAAGTCTGCAAGTGACCCTATCGCTGGGCACGTTTGGAGTCGGAAAGGCGCCGATGCGTATTTTCTGGATCGCGTTGGCGGGCGGCGAAGTTTCACCAAATCGCTTGATGAAGTTCGGATGCTGTCGCGCAAGTGGCCCAAGGCTTTGTTGAAATTGGTCGAGGATAAAGCGAATGGACCGGCGGTCATTGCGACGTTGAAGTCGGAGCTTGGGGGATTCAAGGCCGTAGAGCCGGAAGGGGACAAGGTGTCGCGTGCGTGGTCTGTCACGCCCTTGTTCGAAGGGGGCAACGTCTGGTTTCCACATCCAAAGATTGCACCGTGGGTGGAGAAAGTCATTAATCAGATGATTCAGTTTCCCTTTGGGGCTAATGACGACGATGTAGACGCTCTTGTTCATGCTCTACGCAAGGTTATGAAGGCGATTGAGCGAGAGCTGCGACATAAGCGGTTCCGACAGAGACAGGTCCGAACGAAAAGTCTCCAATTGATGAAGATGTAATAGAGAAGGCCACGTTTTGCCCATCCTTGTGAGACCGACCGTCGCCTATTTATGTTCGGTACATGGCGACTTCGGTGAGTACACGAGTCGGGCGCACGCGCAGGAGTCTCGTACGCCGGATCGTGGATGCGGTGACGGGTACCAAGCCGGCTGACCGGCCCAAGTACCCGCCATCGCCTTTTGACAAATGGGACTTCTCGAAGATCGACGCCGTCATTGACGAAGCGTTCGAGTCCCAGACTATCGACGTCTCCCTCCAGAACAGCGGACAAGAAGGAATCACGCCGGCGCCAGGTCAGGCCTTCTTCTATCCTCGGCGCACCACTACAAATCCGATCGTTGTCAACCGTCTCTTCTTCCAGGGTGATCACTGGCAGAATGGCGACGGCTGGATTGGTCCGCACCCTGAGCAGACCAACGAGAATTTTAACGATACGATGACGGAGATCGCGAATATCTTCACGTCGAAGAACGCGATTCGGGAAATCGTTACTCGTCACGCTCTTGGTGTCGTTGGTCGAAATATCCAGTGGGGTTTCTCGCCAGTTGACGAAGCCACTGATCCAAGTGGAAAGCCACCGGAAGAGGTTGTTGCGAAGATCGAAGAAGCCAAGAAGCTGATTCGTCCGTGGCTACAGTCACGAAAAGTCCAAACGCTGCTCCGGGATGCGGTGTGTACCCTGCTCCTGTCTGAGCGCGCCGGTATTCAGCTCGTCATCCCACCGGGACTCGCTGAGACAGACGGCGCCGGCAACCTTGTCATCGAAGCCGCCTCTATTGGGGAGGCGCTTGGGTATCTTTATCCCGAGCACCCGTTACCGGATAATGCGGCGGTTATCCAGGACAAGGATACCCGAACCGAGGCCGGTGTCTGGCGCTACTCGAAGGAAGACGAGGATGACGAAGAAGCGTTGGCTGAAGGCGGCGACACCACGGTTCATTCCGATGACGATGAAGTTGAGTACGTAGCGATCTGCTTTGTAGATGAAACTGGCAAGACCGTCATCCGCGTATACCGTGACGGCGAGGATGACGAGCCATATGCCGAGTCAGAACTCGATATGGGCGGCCGAATCCCCATGTTCGAGATGCGTCGGGCGGCGCTCGTCACACTTCAGGTTCAGCAGGCACAACGCGCCTTGAACCTTGCCGAGTCCATGATTCCCCGGACGGCCGTCACGGCAGGGTTCTTGGAGCGCCTTCTCATTGATGCACAACTGCCCGGCGAGCCTGAGCTGGACGATGAAGGCAACGAGACGGGTCGTTGGATCGAAAAGCCCTTCTATACGGGCGCCGGTACGACGAATTTCGTGCAGTCGACGGAGTACGAGGATGAAGAAGGTCGGGTCAAACGAGCGTCTGCCAAGATGCAGTATCGGGAACCGATCGCAGCAACGGGTCCTATCACGGCGTCTGACAAGCATTATCGCTCGATCCTTGACGAGACAGGCCAACTTCATGTCGTCATGGCTGGGGACTCGAATCCGTCGGGCACGTCGCGCTTGAATGCTCGTATCGAATACCTGTCCACGCTTCAGTTGACGCAAGGCGAGGCTGAGGCGTGTTTCCGTTTCATTGTTGATACCGCGTTGGCGATGGCCGAGGCGCTGAGTAAGAAGCCCGGCTACTTCACCAACGTGATTCGATGCCAATGCGCGTGTCGTCTTGACGCGGGTCCGCTTCAGCCAGCGGATCGCCAAGCCATCGAGCAGGCCATTGGCAAGACGATTTCGCAAGAAACGGCTATGGCGCTTGTCGGAATCGAGGATGTCGAGGCAGAAAAGGCCCGCATGGCTCTCGATCCAATGTCTCGCACGGCATACGCGGCAGCAGTTGGTGACGCGCTCAATAAGTTGACGGCGCCCGGTGCCACACTGGAAGGCGCTGCCCGGTTCATCGGCATCGATCCTAAACAGATTGATCTCCTGATGAGTGGTTCCCCTGGGCCAGAGCAGTTGCCTTCCAGTGGGGCACCTACCGGCACAGGACCAATTAGTCCGAAGAAGGTCGATCCAACGCCTTCTGATCGTCAACGCGGTCCCGGTGTTGGTGGTCCTAATAAACTTCCTGCGCCCGCCCCGGCAACCAAGCCGGCAACTTCTAGCTCCGGCAGCTCGGCTGGAGCTGGCTTACCCATCACCGGAGCGAAGTAACCATGCTCACGATCATTCTTGTCGTCATTCTCGTGGTGTGGCTCCTCGGCTACGGTGGCTACGGCCGCAGTCGTTGGGGTTGGGGGCCCTCCGGCGACATCGGGACACTGCTTTTGGTGATCCTGGTTCTGGTGCTCCTGTTCGGACCGTGGAGGCTGTGATGGCGAGCAAGAAAAAGAACCCTTTCGGGAAGCAGTCTGTGAAGCAGAACCAGAAGGGCAAGATGCACTCGAAGAGCACCAGTCTCACGAAAGGGTCGCACATGACGCGCGGTGCGGCCGGACGTGCCGGTGCTGGCAAGAGAAGCGGCTCACGCAAGGCCAAGAACGGATATAATCTCTGATGCCGATTCGCTCGGGGTATCTTCCATCAACCGACGAGTTGCTTCGTTCGGCGGATATTACCCCGAGCGACATCGCAAATGCTACGCGGCAGTGTGATAAAGATGTTCCTCGTCTGCGTCCTGCGTGGCATGCAGAACTCATTGATCCCGCCGACGATCCCGGGCCCATACCAGACCCGGATTAATGCCAAAGTTTTATCAGTGGGCGCCGCTGGCAGCCCGCTACCGCGATCCTGATACTGGACGCTTCGTAAGCCGTGACGCTATCCGTTACGGCTTGGATGATCTTATCCTACGAAGTCAGCAAAGGATAACACAAGCGTCGGATGACCTACGCAACGGACGTATGGATCTGTCCGAATGGCAGTTTGTCATGCGGGAAGAGATCAAGACAACCCAACTCGGTGCCGAGGCATTGCTCCGGGGTGGTTGGGACCAAATGACTCAGGCCGATTACGGTCGTGTCGGTGCGCGCGTGCGGGAACAATACCAGTACCTTGCAGACTTCACCTCGAAGCTCAAGAACGGTGACATGCGCACAGATGGTAATTTCATGAATTATGCGCGCATGTATGCCGCTGCGGCGCGTGTTGGTTATCACGAAGGGCAGATGGAGCAAGTGTTGTCAGTTGGATACACAGAAGAGCTGAATGTCTTACATCCGGCAGAGCACTGTGTTGAATGTGTCGAGTGTAAGCAGCGAGGCTGGGTACCGATTGGCACAAATCCACCGATAGGCACACGAAAGTGCCTCGGTAATGACAAATGTACCATGCGCTATCGATAGGAGGTGCGCGATGGGTACGTCAGTTCCGGGCAGTACGCCCAACACGACCACAACGCAGACCGGCGGTGGCGCGAATCCCACGCCTGCGACCAATCCAAGCGGTACGGAAGTCGTGGAAACAGGCAACGGTCAGCCGAATACGAGCGGTGGTAGCACGACTCCACCGGGTCTTGCCGGTCAGACGACCGTGCAGCAGCCGGATCCGAACGCGACGGGCGTCGCGAATCAGAGCTCGGCGCCTCAGCCGGGAACCGGAACCACCCCGGCCGCGTCCGATTCGGATGTGCAGAATCTTCAGCGCGCTGTGCAGGCTCCGGGGGAGAATGCGTCGACGCACGTGCTCGTCGCGAATAGCGACGTCAACGTGATTCGTCGCCTCTGGTCGGACGCCGAACGTGGCGTCGAGGGTGCGTGGGATCGTCTGCGTACTGCTCTTGGCCACGTTTTCGGCTAAGAATGACTATCGCCCTAGTTTCGTCTGACATGGTCTTGACGGAACTAGGGCGACGAGGTTAGTTTGCCCGATAGTTCAAATTCACCCTCTGCTTCAGGTCCAATATGGGCGCCTCCGTTCCACCAGTGGCCGCACCGGCCACCCAGAGTGTCGAAGACATTCTGCAAAAGATTTTCAGCTCATCGAACTGGCGGTCGGAAGTCGAGAAGACAGTTCGACGCAACGAGAAACTGCTTCGTAAGCTCAAGACACAGCAGGATGTTCTCGACAGGATTGGGGCCAAGTTCAACCTCGAGACGGGCGAGCCCAAGGAAGGCAAGCTCCTCACGAAGGAAGAAGCGGCTGCCTATGACGCTTTCGTCAAGCTCGGCAAGAAGCCGGAAGAGCTGACGGTGATCGTCAAGGAACACGGCGAGCTGAAGATCAAGGAGGACGAGCGAGCGGAGGAAGAGAAGTACGAAGATGCGGCGAATGCTCTCGGTTTCGAGAACGTGCCGGCGCTCACGCGTTGGCTGAAGCGAGAAAAGCTGCATCTCGAGTTCAAGGATCAGAGGGTAGAAGACCCGGATACCGGGAAGAAGGTGGTCCAAAAATTGCCGTTCGTCAGACCTGCTGCGGATGATAAGGCGGCGCTCGTCGCTCTGGACGAATACATCGAACAGGAAGTTCCCGAGTTCATCGACGTCTTCAAGACCAAGCCTGCTTCGGAGGAAGTCGAAGAGGCTGGTGGTAGTGAAGGAGATGACGAAGACATCGTGACCCGTGCTGCTCGTGAGGCTTCGGACCGTGTCCGGGGTGGGAGCGGCGTGAAAGTTCCTGCGACTCGGTCGGCGACCAGCCAGCCGAGTCGTAACAAGGATGCGAAGAAGCTCGAGCAGATCGAACAGGAAGCCCGCTCGAGTCAGCAGTACGCGCTGTAATTCCGTTCGACCAACACGGCAGGGCCGTGGTGAACCTGCAAGAATCCTAGAAACATCTCACTGAGGTCATCATGGCCGAAACCATCGTAACGAAAAGCGCCAACGCTTCGGTCGACGCAACGACCGGCATGGTGGCGCCGCAGGTGAGCCAGAAAATCCTCGGGGAGGACATCGCCTCTCCGATGACGCCGCTCACCATGCACGCCGACGGCATGCTGTATCGTGCAACGGCGGCCGCTGCGAACGCGAACGCCCGTATCTTCGGGTGGTCGACTCGCGCTGGCAAGGCAGGTCAGCCGATGACGGTCTACGGTGTCGGTGTCGTCGGCAAGTACAGCGACGAAGGTCTCACGCCGGGCAACATTCTGTTCCTTGGCGAGACCGCTGGCACGCTTTCCTCGATCGCCACGACCGGCGATGCGGTTGGCTGCGCGCAGGCGATCGACGCCAGCAACATTCGCGTCACGCGCAACATCTGATTCTCGGTTGACGTCGGCGGAGTACCGATTCCGCGAAGTTTGCTGACAGGAGGGCTCGGTCGGCGTCAACATCCTGCTTTACTGGGCTGCCGAGGGCAGGCCTTTCACCGCAAGACCCTCACGACATAACCCTCGGCAGGAGCACAGATGCCTCCGAAAAACCTCGGCATTCTGACGATGTCGGACATGCTGAAAGAGCGTTTCCAAACGCCCGTTCAGCTTGGTCTCGATACGATTCAGCGGTCGCTGCAGGCTGATCTGGCGATCCACAACCGTATCGTCAACGACATCACTCAGACCTTCGCCGACACCACATCGGATCGTCGCCGTCGCTACGGCGTCTCGAGTCAGCTGGAGTTCTTGACGGCTGACGAGTTCACCCGCGCACACACCCAGAAGGTCATCACGGGCTCGGAAGTCGAGTTCCCGATGGATGGCTTTCAGGCCGCGGTCGGTTGGACTGCGCAGTTCTTCAAGAACAAGTCCGTGGCAGACATGGCCGCGACGCAGGTTGCCGCCAAGGTCGGCCACGTCGCACGTATTCGCAGCCAGCTGCAGAAGGCGATCTTCGGGTCGTCCAACTTCAGCACTTTCGACTATCGGGTCGACAACGTGCAGCTTGACGTCAAGCGCTTCGTGAACGCTGACGGTGCGCCGATCCCGATGGGTCCGAACGGCGAGACGTTCAACGCCTCGACGCACACGCACTACCTGTTTCACGACACACTGGACAACGCGTCCGCACACGCGCTCGTTCAGACCGTGCTCGAGCACCACAACGACGGGCAGATCCGCGTCTTCATCAACTCGGCCGACGAGGCTGCGTGGCGTGCTCTCGCGGACTTCAAGCCATACGTCGACGCCCGCCTCACGATCCCGATCACGACCTCGAACCCGACGACTCGCCTCGATCCGTTCAAGACGAACGACCGAGCGATCGGCCTGTTCGACGCCGCCGAGGTCTGGGTCAAGCCGTGGGCACTCTCGAATTACGCGGTGGCCATGGACATCGCGACGCCGATGAAGCCGCTGGCGCTTCGGACGCGTGATGGTGGCGGTGCGCGTCTCGATACTGTCGGGACGAATGTGCTGTTCCCGCTTCAGGCCGACTACATGGAGTCGGAGTTCGGCTTCGGCGTCTGGACCCGCACCAACGGTGCGGTGCTCTATCACGCCGCCGGCGCGGTCGCCTACGTCGATCCCGTCATCCCGTAAGATCGCTGACGAGGTCAGCCTCGACGCAGTAGTCACGTTCTTTCATGGAGTTTTCAATGGCGGACAATCAGAATCCGACGCGCGAAGAGCTCGAGGCGATGGACGAAGCCGAACTTCAGGCTCTCGCCACGCAGCGCGGCATCACCGTCAAGGCGTCGGATGGCAGCGGCACGCCGTCCGTCGACGACTACGTCGAGGCTCTCGCGCCTCAGAGTGGTACGGCTCCCACGCCGACCCCTCAGGAGACGCAGGGTCTCCACACGCAGTCGCCGGCTCCCGGCAGCAAGGCTTCGTTCGACACGACCATTCGTGGCGGACGGTACGTGAACGCTCGTGGTCAGTTCGTGAACGCGCACGGCCAGCGCATCGATGAAGAGGGCAATGTCATCGATGGCTCCGAGACCCAGGCTCCGCCGGTCAAGGAGTAACGAAGCAAGATGGCGCGCCCCAGACCGACGCCGCCGACTCCTGTTACGCCCGATGATCCTAACGAATTCGGGCGTAAGATGGATCTGCAGCTTCGGTCTGGGGGACCGCGCGATTTCGCACGTCTGACGGCCGGCAGTGAGATGAACAGCGGCCGGTCTGAAGTCAAGACACCGGAGCCGCAATAATGGCCGTCACCCCCACAAGTCTGATCCGCCCTCTTGGTCCGATCACGCCTGAACTTTTTCCAGGCAAGCCGAGCAATGTGCTCGAGCAAGAACTGGAAGAGTACATTGATCGTGCTGAAACGGACAACAGGGTTGTGAACGAGCCGAACACGGAGAGAATTGATCCTCTCGTTCGGGCCCTCACGCTTTACTACGTATTCAACGACGCGTATATCGCGGCGAATGCGCGCCCTCTGACTGTACAGGTAACGGAGAAGGGTGGCCACGGTTTCTCGACTGAACAGATTCGGAACCTGCGCGCGCTGCGTGATCAGTATCTGGCGGAGTTCACCGGCCTTCTCACGCCTTCTGCGACTGGTGTGAGCAAGAAAGCCAACGCTGCCGTTCGAAACGTCTTTACGTGGTGATCCATGCCCCCACTCTATGACGTGACGGCAAGCGACCTTCTGTCCGATCCGAACGGTAAGTTTCAGCATCTCAAAGATGATGCCGCTCGTTTGGCTGAGAACGAGCTAGCAGAAAATCTGCTTGGTCTCGTACCCCCGGCATACACTGATCCGGATGATGTAGCGAAACTCGAGCTTGCTGTCGCAATGCAGATCAAGTTTCAACTGGATCAGGGTACGTCTCCGATGATTCACAAGTCTGAGACGCAAAATAAGCCGGGAATCACAACGGCCTACCGCGACCGCTACATCCACCCCGGAGCGGCCGAAATCGTCGCGCGCGTGACAAAGACCGCGCATACGATCTTCAGCCCACCACTATTCGGAGTCTGACGTGCCCGGTCTGCCGCTGATAGTAACGCAGATCGAAGCTCCGATACGTCTCACAAAGGGTGAGCAGGCTTTGCTTGCTCTTCCAAACCGTCTTAAGAACCTTCCTCGTCTCATGAAGGAAGGTATTGCTCCGGCTATGAACCGGATGCAGATGCTACACTGGCAGACGGAAGGTCGCCGTTTTGATCATCCTTGGGCGCCACTTGAGCCGGCGACTATCCGGAAAAAGAGACGTAAAGGCACGCTGGATCGCGGTATTCTTCACGATACGGAACACTTGTTCAAGGCTGTGTTCCGTGCTCGTGCCAGTGACGACCGGCTGAAGCAGATTCCGGGTGGTTTTCGTCTTCTTGCGAACACGAAAATTTTCTATGCTATTTTTCATCAAGTAGGCACGCAGTTTATGGCTGAGCGACAGGTGATTCCAAATCCTCTGCCGCAATCGTTTGTTAAAGAATGTAGGAATATCATTCGTGTGTACCTTTTGACTGGTGATATCCTTCAGAGGTCCGCATGATTGATGTATCAGTTCGTTTGCTTGCGAATTGGGCCGCTGTGGCGACACATGGCGTGAACGATATCGCAGCAACGATACCACGCAAGAACCTCAACAGCGCACAGGATGACGAAGCGCCCCCTTCGGTAGCATTCTTTGCGGACTCGGATGACGAGGGCACTGCTGAGGAGCTCGATCCACCTGAAGTTCCGGCTCTGGTGTTTTGGGGGGACGCCGATGCCTCGGTGCAGCGAAAGGGCGGACTTAACGTTATCGCGAAACAAGTTCGGTTCGCGGCTGGGTACGTCACAGATAGTTCTGCCGACGCATTGACTGCCATACGTAATTGTGGGTACATTCTACGTGCAGGGCGTATTTCGTTTATGAGCCGGTTCAACTCGTTGACCCTGAGTAAAGACTATCGGGAACTCAACGGCGTTCGAATCTTGTCGATCGATGAGGTCAATGAGCACCGTGTGACGGTTGCTGTCGGCAAGCGCAAGATGTGGGGCTTTCTGGAAATCAAAGCAACTGTCATCGACACACTCTCATAACAGGCGGGTATCCCGATGTTCAAAGCCCCTCCGGATCCTCAGAACCTCTACGTCGGCAAGGGTCAGGTTCTCTTCAATCGTTTCGACGCGAACGGCAACCCGACGGCGTTCAAGCACCTCGGTAACGTCGATTCGCTCGAGATCACGACGAACGACACGAAGATCCAGAAGTATTCGGCGATGTCGGCGTCCGCGCCACTTCTCAAGGAAGTGATGACGCGGCGCATTGTGACCCTCACGCTGAAGGGCTCCGAGTTCCACCCCGACAACATGGCGCTTCTCACGATGGGCGTCGTCAACACGCTCACGCAGGCTGCAACTGCGGTCGTCGGAGAAGCCGTGGCGGCCACGACGGTTCCCGGTTCGTACTTCACGACGAAGCAGATGGGTCCGATTACCGCTGTCACCGTGCATTTCGGCGCAACCGCCGGTGTGGCTGGTACCGACTACGTCATCGTCGACGCGACGGTTGGCCTCATTCACATTCTGCCCACCACAATCCTGACTGGCGCGGTGACGGTCGACTACACGCCGACCGCCTATGCCGGCGCGGCCGGTCTGTCCGTGGTCGCCGGTGGCACGCAGGGCGTGATTCAGGGCGCGCTCAAGTTCGTCGGCGATCCGACGGCCGGACCGAAGCAGATCGTGGACGTCTGGCGCTGCAACGTGTCTCCGAACGGCGCCTTCGGGCTCATCAGCGACGATTTTGCCGATCTGAGTCTCACCATGACGGTGCAGGACGACTCGGCCAACCACCCGGCGTCGCCCCTGTATCAGTCGATCTACGCTCCGTGAGCGTAGGTCGGGCAACCCCTCACCGGGAGTAGGACATGAAGGAAGGCGATACCTGCACGACCGCCGGCGGCCAGTCGGGTTTCTTGGTCGAGACCGGCGCTCAGGGCGAAGGCGAGTTCACCTGTTTCGCCGGCGCAACGTTCGAAGAAGCGAAGAATGCGGCGCGTGGCGGTGTCGGCGGCTATCAGGCGCCGGAGTCGCAGGAGAGCATCGAACGGCACAACCCGCCGCAGGAAGGCGAGAGCAACGCGTAAGACCTCATCCGAGGCAACTGGTAGACTGGGCTGCTGCGAACGCGGCAGCCCAGTTTGCTAAGCAATAGGGAGAAATCCGTGGCAAACGATGAAATCGTAATCAAGTTGAGTGGCCGTACCTTTCGTAAGGCTACGACTACGACGATCGACCAAGACGCATATGTCATGCGTCGTATGCGTGATTTCGGCCTCATTGAGATCGCGTCGTCATTTGATGTTAAGAAAGATGATTTGAACGATTTTTCCGAGAAGCTTTTACTTCAGGCTTTCGAGACTGGCAAGCTTTTCGAGATCCTCGGCGGTGTGTTGGTGGAAGATGGGGTCGCTTGGACGCGCGAAGTCGCGGCTCAGAACGCCCACTTCTTCGGAACACTGACCAAGGTCGAGGATAAGGAACAACTCTTTTCAAGTATCGCAGCTGTGCTGCTTGATTTTTTAGTGGCCGCCGCCGCATGGTCGACGCGTTCCCAGAGATTTTCCGTAGCGGAAGCCGTCGGCGGCCTCAAAGAGAGCGCCCGTACCGCGGAGACCCCGAGCTCGACGTCGGAGAGTGGAATGGTGTTGTCCGCGCCCTAGGAGAAAACAATCCAAGTCAGTACAGAGAGATACTGACTTGGCCGGTTCAGGAGGCCCTGCTAGCGTACATTGAGCGTGTCTTAAAGCCCGACGCGCTTGAGCATTACAATAAGTTGATGGATTGGTACATGCACGGCAGGCTTGGGAAGAAACCTTCGATTCCGGCGATTTTGAAAGATGTCTGACGATATTGACATTGGTCTAGGAGTATACGAGAAATCTGGCTCACAGGCTTTAATTGAAGCCGTGCGACAGAAGCTCCAGGCCTATCGTCAGGAGCTTCAGAATCTTGTAGACTTCGAGGCAGAGTACGGTCAGCACGGCAGCACTGGCATTGAGGGCAGCTTCCGTGCTATCAACGCCGAGGTCAACGATGTTATTACCCAGTTTCTTAAGATGGGTAGTACCATCGATATCACCAACGCGCAGGCTGTCAAAGCTTTTCGAGAAGAAGCCGTCGAACTTCGGAACTACCTCGAGAGTATCGACGCTGCTGGTGCTGCGATAGATCGTCTCAATAACGGTCTTACCGCGCTCAACCAAGCCAGCCAACGCGCGAACGAAGGCCTTGCTACAGGGGCGGCATCCACCCCGGCCGCGCAAGCCGGTCCTGCTCTTGCTGAGGCCTCCGCGGGAGCAGCACAAGCTGACGCAGAAGTTCAGCGCCTCGCGACGGATGTTAATATCGCGATTGGCGCTTTTGTGCGTATGGCGCAGGTTGTTGATATCTCCAGCAAAGAAGCTGTCACAGCCTTCCGTGCGGAAGGTGACGCTCTTGCTGCAAACCTAGTGCGCCTTGGCGCAACCGACGCGGAACTCAACCGTATCGGTACGGCAATTGCCGGTGTTGAGCGGGCCTATGGCGCCAACACTGTTGCTATCAATGAAAATAATGCATCAGTTGATAAGATCCCGGTTACGGCGCGTCGTGGTGCGAATGCCTTCGCAACACTCGCGTTCGGTTTGGCCGCGGGCGGTACTTCTGCGCGTTCCGCTGCGATTGCAATCGGTAGTGCTGTATCTGCGACTGCCGCCTTCGCAGAATCCGCGCGTATTGCGGCGGCGGCGTCCGGTATAGGTGCGCTTATCACTGTACTGGCTACAGTCATTGGTCTTTTCTATGACCTGAACAAGGAAGAGAAGCAGTCGGCCGATTTCTTGAACAACATCGGCAACCTTCGAGCAGATCAGCTAAAGATTCTTGAGCAGACTGCGAGGGCCAACGCGGATGTTGCTCAACAGGCCGCGGCCGCTGCAGCGGCACAGGTAGAGGCTAACGCCCAGTCGCTAAATCCGATCAAGAATGTTGAGGCCGCGTTCCAGACGTTCCGCGCACGGCAGCTTCAGGACCATTATAACGACCTTCTTGCGATTCAGAAGAAGTACACTGACGCGCGGATTGCGGCCGAAGAAGATGAGCAAAAGCGTCTTGAGGAGCAAGGTCGCAAGGAAATCGAGAAGGCACAACAGCAGGAGACCGAGCGACTTCAGGGACCGGCTGCGGCACGGCGCCTCGCGGCTGACCAAGAACTTGCAGACTCGCTTCGAGAACTAGCGAAAGAGACAGGCTTTGAGAAAGACCGCACGGCAGCTATTTCTGGTCTGCGACGTCAGCATGCAGAGACCATTGCCAAGATTGATCAGGAAGAAGAGGATAAGCGCCGAGTTCTTTTCGAGAAGTTGCAAAGCGACCGGCTGAAATCTGAGGCCGCTCTTGAGCAGGACTCGTTTCAGGTTCGTCGTGATGAGGCCACTCGACGTCAGCAGCAAGCTGCAGAAGAGATTACAAAAAATCGTGATCTAAACGCCAAACAGCGTCACGACGCGATCGTTATCACAGAACAGACGCTTACTGCCGATCTGACTAAGATCGAAAGAGACCGGCAGGAAGAGATTCGCCATATTGTAGAAGATGCTCAGGGTAAGTTGGATGAGATCGGCGGCACTGGCGTTGACGAAGAGAAGATCCGTAACCGCTACAAGACCCAGCTTCAAGTCTTGCAGGCGGCAATTGCCAGCACGTCTACGAGCGACGCGGTAAAGGAAGCCGCGCGGCAGGGTATCGCGCTTATCAATCAGCTGATCCCGCAAGAAGTCGCGGAAGATCGGATCAAGCAGATTGAGAAGCAGGTGTCTGCCACGATTACAACGTCTGAGCAAGATGTCACAAGAATTAATGCTCTTGTTGCAGCACACGGTCTAACTGAGGAGCAGGCGCGGACGCAAATCGTGGACGCGCTTAATAAGCAGAAGCAGGCTATTGAGGACATCCTGCCGGAACTCGAGCAGGAGGCCGCACTTCTGCCAGGTGACGCGGAGGCTCAGGCAAAAGTCGAGCAGTACAAGACCAAGCTCCTTGAACTCAAGATCGCAATCGCTCAGACATCGGACGAATTCTATAACCTGCGCGTTGCTGGTGTGAATGCGACAGAGGATGCTATTGCGAAGATGATTACATCCGTTCCGTCTTTGATCCAGAACAATTCGGAACAGGTAAATAACATCAACGCAATGCGTGTTCATCTTGCATCAGCAGAGGCAGAGCTTGCGGATTTGATGAAGGGCCCCCAGACAGAAGCTTCGGCGCAGCGCATTACACAGTTGCGTGCAGAAATCCAAGGTGTTAACATCGATCTTAACAACGCCAAACAGTCACTTACGACGTGGAAGGATCTGTTCTTGGATGCCGCGCGCTCTATTGTTTCCGCGCTTTTTGAAGTGGAAGCAAAGATGTTCGCGGTTTACCTCGTGCAGAAGACTCTTGGCCTGTTTGGTGGCGGTGGTGGTGGCCTCAGTGCAGTAACGCAGCTTGCGGGTGACGTTGCCGGTGCTTCTATCGGAGTGGCTAGTGGCGGTCTTGTTACTGGACCCGGTACGAGCACGAGTGACAGCATACCTGCCCGTTTGTCTACGGGGGAGTATGTTATAAACGCGCGCGCCGTAAGCCGTGCAGGGGTCGGCTTCCTTAACGCAATTAACTCCCTAGGGAGTATGGGTACCATACGCCCGCGTCGGTATGCCGGGTTTGCAGGGGGTGGCTTAGTTACCACTACCGACCAGACCGGCGAGGGTGGTAGTAAACATGAATTGACCCTCGGTCTCGAGGACGGAGTTGTCCTAAAGAAGCTGGAAAGCTCTGCCGGCGAGGCTACGCTTTTCAAAGTTCTCGAGAAGAACAGAAACAAGCTTCGTTCGCTCATTGGATAACACATGCCTATTCAGCAAGATACTGCAACGGATTACCTCGACCTCCTGAATAGGCTAGTTGCGTTCGCGACCGGCTTGGCGGCGAACCCTTGGGTGGTCATGCGTAACACGCTCGGTGGTACGATCGCAGCGCCGACCGGCGAGGTCATCCTAAAGGGCGTTGGGAGCGCCGGAACTGACCAAATCTTCGTTGGTATTCAGCCGTTTGCCAATTCGACGGCGGATTACTATAATTGGAGGCTTGCAGGTTTCACTGGCTTCGACAACTCGCTCGCATGGTCCGCCCAGCCGGGCGTAATGCAAAATGTATTCCTGACCCTCTGGAATGCTCCCATCCCGTACACGTTTGTCGGAAATGGTCGGCGCCTGATCGTTATTGCGAAGATTTCAACTTTCCAGATGATTGCGTACTTAGGTTTCATCAATCAGTACGCATCGCCTGCGCAGTATCCCTATCCTCTAGCTATTGGCGGGAACTTGGCAGAAGGTCAAGAACCGGCAGGCAATAGTACGGCGTGGCGCTGGTCAGTTCCTGACAATACTAATCACAATTTCCCGCACAGTAACTCGGTCAATACGTTTGGCGTTCCTGCTAATACGTATCAGCTGAGGTTGCGCTCGCCGGCAGGTGTTTGGCTTGCGTTACGAGCGGCCGATAATGGAAGCTATGGCGACTTCAATATTTGGCCGTTCTCTGGTGGAATGGGTAACCTTCAGCAGAATCTTGGTCCTACGGCTCAATCACCAATTTTGCCGCTCATTCTTTATGACACTACGCCCGAGGTTTATGGCGAGTTCGATGGAGTAGCCGCGACGTCTGGTCAAAACATTGGCGCCGAGGATCTTCTCACTGTTGGCACGGATAACTGGTTTGTTGTCCAAGATGTTTTTCGAACAACACGTGATAGATATAGCTGTGTGAGGCTGGTATGAGCTATCAGACCGGCGGTGCAATAAGCCCGGTTGATTTGCTGACCCAGTTCAAGGGATTCCTTGCGGCAGCGGGTTGGACCGTAGATCAAGACTTTGCCCAATCAACAGGTAGAGTCGTTGCTGTCCACAAAGGTAGCAAGTTTATCAACATGCGTTCCGCTATCAACGAGGTCAATGGTGGCCTTGGTTCGAATGGCGCAACACCTGTTTC